TATTAAGTATTCTACTACTGAATGAACTACTATTGCTATAATATGATTGTGTAAATGTTAGGTAAGATGCACTATATACATTTAAGTTATCAATTACAGATGCACTTAATGTATTTTGAAAAGTTACTTTATTTGTAAATGTTTGTTCGGAATAGAAAGTATTTCCACCAACTAATTTGGCATATCCCATTGCCGTTATTTGGGTTGCCCCACTTACTATACCGCTTCCACTTAATATTTGAGCAGATGATGAAATTACACCATCCAATGAAGTTATATAAGATGATGTTGCTGCTTCTAAACTATCTACTCTACTATCTATTGATTGTGTAAAAGTATTTAATGAGGTTAAATCAGTTGATGTTGAAATAAATCCTAATGCAGTTATTTGGGCAGAACTACTTATTGTTCCTGCTACTGCACTACCACTAATAATTCTATTATTAAAAGATGCACTATCAATTGAATATGATGAAGTTAATAAAAGTCCTGCTATAAATTGCTCATTAGTTGCTGCTTCTATTCTATTACTAAACGAAGAACTTTCTGAATGATAACTCGTTATAAATTCTGTTAGGGATTCACTTATATAATTTGTTCCACTTATGTGTTGATTGATTCTTTCAATAAAACTTGAACTATCAATTTGGTATGATGAAGTTAATAAAAGTCCTGCTATGAATTGTTCATTAGTTGCTGCTTCTATTCTATTACTAAAAGAAGAACTTTCAGCGTGATAACTTGTTACAAATTCATTGTATGATTCACTTATATAAGATGTTCCAGATATATGTGATGTTATTCTATTATCAAATGATGCACTATCACTATAATATGATTGTGTAAATGTATTTAATAAAGTTTTAGTTGCTAAACTAGAAGTATCAATTGTTACGTTATCCAATCTACTATCTAATGATGCACTAAAAGTATTAAATGAAGAACTAAACGTTTCTAAAAAATCCAATCTTGCATCGGTTGATGCTGATAGCATATTAATCACAGCATCTTCTAATACATCTAATGTTATTTTATATGTAACACCATTATCAATTCCGACTAATGTTGTATTTAAAGATGCACTACTTAATGCATTTAATTGTGATATTCTTTTTGCCATTATAATATTATTTCTTCATCATTTTCTGTTAATAATACATCGTTTTCTTCGGATGTTAATGTTGTGTTTTTAAATTTACCTTTAATCGTACATGAATTTGCTCCAAAGTTCTCAAAATAATTATCTGAATTTTCAAAATTTACAGATATAGTTGCACTTCCAAATTCTATATTTTTAATATCAGATTTTTGTAATCTTAATCCACTAATATAAACACCTGTTAAATCATCATATTGATAACCTTTTGCATATGTAACATTATTAAAAATAAAACTAACACCATTAGATGATGAAACAAATGTATCAGCTACCAATGTAGTATCGGTTGCCAATTGTGTTCTAACTTCTTCTCTAAATGCCATTTGCATTTTAGTATTTTTCTTTACAATTTTCATTATATAGAATCTAATGGTCCATCAATTGTTATAACATCATCACTACCTAATGTATATGCAAAGTTATTTTTTCTAAATGCAACTTTGATATGGTTATCAATATCACTAACTACATAATCTTTATTTGATATAGTTTGCGAGTTTACATCAATTTCAAATTTAGGAATACCCACAACATTATCTGCTATTCTATAATTTGTATTTTCAAATATAAAGAATTTACTATTTTCACTTAAAAATGATAAAGTTATTTTTGTAGTTTCTATACTATTAACTAACTCACCAAATGTTAATGGTTTATATGTTGTGTTTTGTTGCAACAATTTGATTTTACCATTCAATGTAACTTCATCTTGAGCATCAACATTAAATCCAATAATACTTGTATCAAATGTTGCTGTGATAGATGTATCATTTATATCAAGTTCATATGAAGTTGGTGATTGGTATTGACCGTTTATGTAGATTTTAATAGTATCTGCTTCTGATAATGAATCTAACCCCGAAGGTGGTGTTATATATTTTATATTTTCAAATATAATTTGATTATCCAACGTATATGTTCCAATTACTGTCCCATTTAATGTTATATAATCGTATATTAATTTATTTCCGGTGTAATCATCTGTTTTAACTTTCTTTTCTTCACCAATTATATTTGTATCAACCTGAATTGCTTTTGGTGATATTGATTTTTTAATTGTACTATCTCCATCAAATTTTTCAGGAAGTAAATATGCTTTTACTACCATTGTAAATGTAGTTCTAATAATTCTTTCACCACCATCTACCATATCTTGTGATGTTTCAAAGTTATCAATTTTTGTATTAAATTTAAACTTTGCTTTATCTCCCCAATATTCATCCGATGCATATTGGAAAGCCTCAACTATGGTATTCATATGTTCTGTGTAGTTTGTCCAAACCATAACCTGATATGTAACATCAACATAATCTGGCATTGTTATATTATAAACTTCTTTCTTTGGTCTAAAATTATTTAGAATAGAAAATTTATCGTATGCATTTTTTTTACTCCAAATAGCCTGTGATGTATATGATAAATGTCTATTTAACATTTGCATTGATTCGTTTCTAGCGACAGTATTTCTTTTAAACATTATCATTGGGATTTGTATTTTCCCTCTACTATCTCTAAATACTCCATCTATTTGTGCACCTTTCCATCTTTCAGCGTTACCATATATTAAAGGGACATTTAATTTTTGTCCACTTTCTTCTAATTGAGGTATAACAACATCTTGCATATATTGGGAAATAGCAAAATCAACATCATAAAGAGTTATACTTCTTTTTGTAAAGACTTCTTCTCTTTTGATTTCGTTTGCTCTGTTTCCTGTATTTTTAAGTGGATTAACTGCCATTTTATTTTATTCTTTCTTCTATGTTTAAAGATGATTTTCTAGTTAAGAATGTTCCAGCTACAATAGATAAACTATTAGCCGGCTGACCTGCTATGAATTGATTTTCATTTACATTATTAACTTCATAATATCCATTATTATATCCTATATAATCACCAACTTCTAAATAAATTCCCGAATCTATTAATTCTTGTTTTACAAATGAGAATTTAACAACCTGTGTTGCATCTGGTCCAAATCCTTCATATGTTGTTGTTATTTCACCATACTCAACTCTGGCATATAATTCAACAGGTCTAAAATATGTTTTGCCCAATGATTCTCCATACAAATTAGTTTTAGATTCATATGGGTTTACCTTATAAAAATTAACTAATTGTTGTACAGCTTGTTTTGTTAGCTCTCCACCTATACTTAAAAATATAGATATGTCTCTAGGTCCTACTATACCTCCTGTTGGATTTGCGCAAGTGTTACTCATATTATCCTATATAAAATGGTAATGGTACTTTATTCAACATCTTCTGAACTTGTTCAGCTTCTGCTGCTTTATATTCCATTTGTTTTGGTTTACTTAATTCTTCTAATGTTTGTCTTAATTGTTGGAACAATACTTCTTTATCTTGCAATGCTTCTGCTCTTAATGCTGCTCCATCTAATGAAATACTTTCTCCTCCTGGAATTGGAATTGTAGCATATTTTTCTCTAACTGCTCCTAATAATTCTTTTGCTAATGCTAAAGTAAATCTCCAAATCCATTGTTTACCAACTGAATTAATTGTACTATATTTCATAAAATCATAACCAATGTTAGAATAATCTCCAATAACATTACTAATACCGGTTGAATTATCTCCCATAATTTTTATGTTCCCATCATTACCACCTTCATATCTATCTTCTTCTAATGTATATTGAATCCATACTTTATGAATATTTGATGTTGTAGTTGGTATCGGAAATACTTTTAAAGTATTATCCATTAAATGAAATGAATATGCACTTCTACGAACTTGGTCATTAAATTCAATAGCTTGCATTCTTAACATATCTTCGAATAATGGCATTAATACGAATTGTGATGATGGTGAGAATGAACTAAATCCAAACTCATCTATTAAGTTAAGTGTACCCATTGCAGATATTGCATATGGGTCAAAGAAACGAGATACCGCAGGTGTTCCATCATGGAATACTTTACGAACTTCTATTTTCTTTCCACTATGAGATGATGATTCTAATAATTGTTTTAAATCATATGTTTGTTGACCTGCTTGTAAATCAATACTTGCACTATGTAATTCTAAATTACCTCCTACCAATGCCTCCGAACCATATTGTTCAGAAATTATTATTGTTTGGTTTAAGTTTGAACCTTCTACAAATTTACCATTCAAATCCAATGATGACGTAGAATCTACTTTTTCATATGTTCTTTCGTTTCCAAATAAATTATATAAATTGTTACGAATATTGAATTGATTAACTTGAGCAGAGTACTCAGTCACTGCTTCTTCGAAGCAAGTATAAATTTGGTCATCACATAATTCAATATCAATTGATGGCCATCCTAATCTGTGTGCTACATATTTAGCAACTAAAGGTCCATCGTGTTGGAAATGTGTATCGGTATCATATAAACCAAATGGAGTAGAACCGGAAATTACACCTGGTAAACCATCGTATTTATTTGCTAAACCACCACTTACGTTATTATTACAAGACATCTATATAAAGTTTGATTTTATATAAATATCTTAAATATATAGAAATACAAAATATGCTCTATCCTATTTGTGTAAGTGTTGCAATAACGGATGGAATTGCCGGTCTTGTTGGATTAATTGATGATCCCGATGCGTGCAATTGACCAGTTGAATCATTACAACTCCATTTTATTTCAACATAATCATTTGCAGCTATGGGTAACATCCAGTTCCATGCAGCAACACTTCTACCCAATTGTCCTGATGATTTATTTACATCAATTTGTGTGTTTGTATTTGCAACATTGCTTCCTGTATACGATAGCCAAATATCAAATGTAATATTTGTATTTGCAGTATTTCCTAATTGTGCTGAGAATTGTAAATTATAGATACCAGTATTCGATGGTGTTATTCTACTACCACTTACAATCGTAACATTATGTGCAAAATCAATTGTATTTATTTTCATTGAATATGCAGTATTTGAGCTTCCACTTTGGATAGTAGTATCACTAAACTGTCCGTAATTGAATAATTTATTTCCTGCTAAATAAAACTCCGAACCACTTGCTACATTTATATTTCCTTTAACATCCAATGAACCAGTGATTACTTGTGAACCACTTGTAAATATTGAACCTGTCATTGTAATAGTGTGATTACGGAAATTAGTAGAACCACTTACATCCAATGTTCCACTCATTATGGTATTTCCAGTTAATGTATTATTACCAATTTGTGTAGTAGAACCACTTACTAAAAGTGAACCTGTAATGGTTTGCTCTCCTATAAATGTATTAGATGATGTTAATGCAAATTGATTTACATTGAAATAACCAAACTCATCATCAGGCTGGCGTGCCATTACCCACGATTCTTCTCTTCTACCATCATCTATACTATGAGTGTATAAATCGTAAGCTCTAAATTTTATTCGATATCCACCAGGAACTGTCCATTTCATATACTATAAGTATAAGCATAAAAAAAAGGAGAATATTTCTACTCTCCTTTTTATAATATTTTATTTTATTATGATAATCTAACCTTAACCGCACCTTGTGAGTGGTATAAACCACCAACAGGAATACCTGCTGCAGATGCAGATGCATCGTTCCAACCACCATTTGAACCAGTGATGTAGTTGAATGTTGTATTGTTTAATTTAGTTGCAACTGCACCACTAACTGATGCCAATGCTGCATCTGTTGCCAATCCGTTGCCATCTAATGTTGTTTGTAATTGTGATGCTGGAACATATCCAAATTCACCATCAGCTCTTTTTGCCATTAATTCTGTACCCGATACACTATCGAATGTAGGTAATTCGTACGCTTTAAATACTACGTTTGCCATAATTTATACTCTTTTTGTTTGAATATAAATATAAAAAAATAGGGGAAATCTTTCGAAATCCCCTATCTTTATTATTATTTACTAAATTAGATTCTGTCTAAATCAGCAATTTTAATTTTACCATAGAATTCTGGTCTTACCATCTTCTTAGCGTATCTTGTCATAACACCACGTCTTGGAGTGAAGTTATCTGGATCGTATACTAATGGAGTTAATACCAATGGTACATATGGAGCATATACAGCACCTGTTTCTAAGAAGTTGTTACCTTTGTAACCTAATAACATTACGTTTTCAGTCATATAAGGGTTCTTGTAGACAGTGTATCTGTTAGCAATGTTACCAACTGAAGTCACACCTGCAGAGAACTGCTTAGCGTCTTTATCAGCTGATACTGCGAATCCTGGAATAGATTCTAAAATAGTACAAACATCTGGAGATGCAACGATGAAGTTAGCACCACCTCTTAATGTTAATTGATGAATCTTGTTAGAAACTTTGTTGATTTTCACACCTAAAGTTTGGAACCAAGAGTTCTTTTGGTATGCAGAAGCTGCTGCTGCGTTTGAATCAATTTCAAATGCGTCAGTACCTTGATTATACTCATATCCAACTCTAGCTGACCAGTACTCAGTTGTTAAAGCGTTAGCTTGTAACATTTCTAAGATTTCTAAGTCAATCTCTAAAGAGATGTATTCAGATAACATAGAAGTTAATTCAGCTTCAGCGTCAATTGAGTGGTAAGCGTTTAAGTCTTGAGCTAATTCAGGAGTCCATACTGCTTTCAACTTACGAGTTTTAGCAACGATAGCCTCTGATTTTAATTCAAGGTCGATTGTTGGGATATCTAATGCATCACCATCATTTACATCATTAAATCTAGTTCCTTGCTCTTCGAAGTCACCTCTGTTGTAAGCTGTTGGTTGCTTAGAGTAAGCTAATACTACTGAACCAGTCCAACCTGAAGTTGAAGGTACTACGAAAGTAATGTTAGAACCATTAACTTTTGTAAATTGTGGGAAGTAACCACCATTGATTGGTGCACCTGTGATTTGGAAAGTTCTTACTGCATTTAAATCTGCATCAGATGGAGCTCCGATAGTAATCTTCTTGTAAGTACCAGCGATTAAACTAGAACTGAAGTTTGCATCGAAATCTAAATCAGATAAATCTACTGAAGAAGTTGTCCATAAACCACCTGCAGATGCTGATGTAGTGTCATTGAATGTATATCCAAATCTACCAGCACCATATAAACCACCTTGAGCAGTTTGAGTTGAACCTAATTTGTCACCCGCTGGAGATAAAGAATCTTTACCTGCTAAACCACCACTACCGAATAATGATGAGTTTTGGAATGAAGGTCTACCTGGTTGGTTAGAACCATATTTGAAGTCCATATAGAATATAAGACCTGAAGGTAAGTTCATTGGTTGAACTGAAACGAATTCCTTCGCTGCAATTTCACCGAAGATACGTCTTACAAGTGGTAAAGCCACCCCAGACCATTCTTCGTTACCAGCTGTTGTTGAAGTATAGTTTGCTTCATCCAACAATTGCTTTGCTTGGTTTTCTAAAAGTACAGCCATACCCGCTTTTTCTGTTGGGGCTGCGATACCTTCTAAAAGGCCAGTTTTTTCCCACTTGCTTCTCAAACCTCTTGTTTGCTCAAGCATTACTGATTGTGGGTTTTTGCCTTCCATTAATTTTGATAAATCGAATTGTGCCATTTTATTTAATTGTTTAATGGTTGTTATTTAATAATACCAGCTAATTGTTTAAATCTGTCTGCAAATGCTTCTGATTTACTTTCACTGATAATTTGTTTTGATGGAGCAGTACTCTTTTGTGCTTTAGATGCAATACCTTCGGTAATGTTCTTTTTAGCTTGAGTATTTCCACCAAATTTCATTGATTCTGCTAAAGTTGAATAAACCAATTTAACTTCTCTAACATTTGAAGTTCTATCTAATGTATCAATTACTTTAGATTTTTGCTCATTTGTCATGTTAAATGCTCTAAACAATTTGTTAGCGAATAACAATTTTGCGTTTAAAAGATTTACTTCGTTGATTGTGCTTTTTAATTGCTTAATCACTCCGTAAGCTTCTTCTAAATCTGATGATAAAGCATCTACTTGAGATTTTTCTTCTTCACCAGCTTTTTCAGCAGCTTCTTCATCTTCTAATTCTTTGATGATTTCTTCGATGTCAATAACGTCATCTGCATTCTCTTCTTCTGACATGTCAGCTTCAGGTTTTTCAGTTGGTTCGTCCATTTCTTCTGCTTCTTCTACTGCAGTATCATCTGCTGTATCATCTGCTTCTTCACCTTTAGATAATTCATCTTCTAATTCTTTGATGATTTCATCTAAATCTAAATCATCATCATCACTGTCATCATCTGAATCTTCTTCAGAATCCATGTCCATTGATGGTTCTTCTTCTTCCATAAGGCTGTCTACTTCTGTATATTCCTCATCTTCTTTACCTACTTCTGATGATTGATTATCAGTGTCAGATAAACCTAATTGTAAAGTGTCAGCATCATCTGTGTAAGATGGTTGTTTACCATCAGTACCAGAACCTGCTCCTGCTTTACCAATTCCAGATGAAGTCAATGTTTCATAAACACCTTCTGGTTTTTCTTCGTCCTTTTCAGCTTCCATTTCTTCACCTTCTTTTACATCTTCCATATCTTCTTCATTATCTTGCATTTCTGCTTGTAATTTTTTAGATAACATAGATGACAAACGAGGAGCGAATGCTTCAGCCAATTGGATTTTAGCGTTTGCTAATGCAGTTTCTCTTACAGCTTTTGCATCGGCGATTGCTTCTTTCAATAATTTTGAATTTGCCATGGTAATTTGTCCTTGGTCTTCTGAAGTCATTAGTATAAAGGGAACTTCAATGCGGTTAAGTTAGTCTTTCGGTGATTTTATATAAAGATAAAATATTCATCAACCAACCAATAAAAAAATAATCCTATTGTGAGGATTTATGAATATACATATATAAAAGTTTAAAAAAAATTAAACTTTTTTGTATTTTGTGGGAATATTTTTATCTTTTTTGAAATTTAGAGTAGATTTTATTTCTTTTAGATTGCTTCTAACCGCTTTTTCTAACTCTAATCTTTTTCTAACAGATGGTTTGGTGTACTCTTTTCTATCTCTTAATTGCTCAACGGCTTTGGAATCTTGCCATTTTCTTTTAAGTTTTTTTAAAGCCTTATCTATGTTACCATCTCTAACGTCAACAATCAACATATATTAATGTTTGTGATGTCCACCACATCCACAATCGTGATTTGTGTTACATCCACAATTGTTTTCTTTAATTTCATTTTTAGGTACACAATTTGGAACTTCTTTACCATTCTTCATCTTCATACCAATTTGTTGGTAACCATCCCAACAAGGACCTGCTTCATTAACAGAAGTGGTTTTATATTTTTCAGCTAAACCTTTTAATCTTAATTTGGATTCTTTTACTTTTTTAATAGCAGTTGAAACTCTTTCTTTCTTTAATTTTAAATCTTCGTTAGCTGATTTTAATCTTTCTTTATGCATTTGAACGTGCATTGTAGCATTTTTAATTCTACCTGCTTGCTCATTTTTTTGTATCTTTAATTTTTCAGCAATACTTTTAAGTTTGAATTTTTGTTCTTTAACTTTTTCAATTGCCGTATTTAATCTATACCCTTTATCGTTGTTTGAATCTTTATCTGCTAATTCTTTTTCAGCTGCAATTTTTTCTTCATCTGGTAAATCAGCAATTTCAAAGTATCTACTTAAAATATGACCCATATCATCATATAAAGCTGACATTCTATCTTCGAAAACTTTTGATTCAGATGCTACTTTTCTAAATTCTTCTGAAATCTTGCCCAATGCATCCATATTCTTTTTAACAGTCATACTATCAAACCAATCTTCTGCTTCATTTACTGAAAACATTCTTGCAGCATTTGCAATACCACCTAAATTTTCTGCAATATCAGAAAGGTCTTGTTCTCTTTTAAGTTGTTTGCCGTATTGGTTGAAAGTAGATATGATTTCCAAAAAGTTTTTACGCATTGTATCTTTTGGATTTGGACTTTCGTTTTCTTTTATAATATTATTCAACTTTATCATACTAATAAGTATTATTATTTTACATTACATGCATCTTTAAATCTAGTCTCATCGAATCTAGAATTATCTTTTGTAAATAATGTAGTAAATTTATCACATAATTCTCCTCTTAATGAAGAACTACCTACACTCTTTATTATTTTAGCTACTTCCTCATAATGTTGACGAGAAAATGCAGCTTCTGTTACTATTTCTTTTGTTTCTTCTACTCTTACTTTAGATGTAATTCCTAATGGTTTTGGTGTTACCATTGTGGTAATCATTCCTCCTAACTTTATCATATTATTGTAAATTTACTAATTTATATTTTGTTTGATACAATAGTGTTACGACAGTATCTATATCGTTTTGTAACCAACTCATTTGTAATTTATCTTCTTTTCTTAATTTTGCTACTGCTGAAATTAATTTATCAAAATATGAAATTACATTTTTAATATCATTGTTTGTATCTAATCCACTTACTGATTGTAATTTGATTAAACCATATTGTCCTTGATATGCTTCTACTAAACCATCTACCATACCACCAATTGCATCATAATATGCGCCTAATGCTATGTGTGCTGCATATGCCCCAGCTCCTTTTTGTCCTAAATGGAATGAATGAACCTGTGTTCTACTATGTAATAATAATGATGCTAATTGTTCCATTTATTTATTAGTTTAATTCTTCTATAATGTTTCTCATTAAATCATGTGCTCTACAATATTTACCACATTCATCAACGATGGTTTTGTTTACTCCCTCATTTACAGGTGATAAAAATGCACCATGAGTAGATGGGTTTGAAACAAAATCCCAACCAATCAATTCAAAATCTTCTTGAACTACAACTTTGTTTTCTCCGATAGGTTTTACTGAACCTAATCCTCTACTACTAATACCTAAACGAATATTATGCTTAAATAATTCTTTAAGAATATTTCCCGCTGGTGTAGATAATACTTCTACTGTCCCAACCAAATCTTTACCATCCCAATGCATATCTCTTACATTGTGTGATACATTCTTTAAGTTAATAACTGCAGAATCTGGATGGTCTAATTCACCCAAAGCTCTACGTTCATTAATTAATGTTTCGTATTTTTTAGCTTCTCTTTGTAATATTTGATATGGATATACTCTGCCATTTTGATTTTCAGCATCTGCTCTTTGCAATACACCTTTAACCAAAAAAGAACCATCCTTTTCTTCAACCACTCCTTCAAATAGTCTATGTTCTATGATTAAATTCTTACTCATTTATTATTTCTTTTTACCTTCGTTTTTTGCTCTCAATTTAGCCAAATCATCACCACCTATTTTACCATCACCATCAACATCTAATTTATGTTGGTTACCAACTAACCCCTCTACCTTTGCTTTATAGATGGTATCAACTGTCGTAAAGAACTTCTTCTTTTCTTCATCTGATTGCAAGTCTGCAGGAGAGTTGATTCCAAATTTAGCCATTACTTTGTTAAATACTTTTTGGTAATCTTCTTCTTCTTTCATTACCTCTTTTACTATTCCTTTAAGAGCTTCTCTTGTTAATTTAGCCATTGTATGTTAGTTTATATCTTTTTTAAAATTAATGCTCCACCTTTTAATGTTGATTTTGCATTTATATCTTCAAACCCATATGCTTTAAATATAGGTCTTCCCAAATTTCTCATTCTCACCGCTTCCTTTACATCTTTAAACAAAATAGCATATCCACCATTTTGTAATGATTTTATTTCATCGTAAGTTTGTAATCCGTATTTTTGTATTAAGGATTCCATATCTTTACGAAATTGCTTTGGGTCTTGTTGTAATTCATTTACATAATTACCCAATCTTCCCAATCTCTCCTTTATCTTATAAATATGACTATTTGTACGTTTCCAAAAAGATTCATTAGATAAATTATTCTCATGCTTCAACATACCATACCATTTCATAAACTTTTCAATTTCATCTATTTGTTTACGAACTTCTCTGATACCCAGTCCTATCTTTTGTTTTGGAGAATATTCTGCATTGTTTCTCATTTCTAACCAACGATTTTCAGAAACAATTTGACCATGTGCCAAATCTGCTAATTTCTTATCTTGCTTTTTCTTTTGTTTCTTACCATTTGAAAATGAAAATGGAGTTTGATAAATGTCAAAAGCAGCTGTGGTATTACCCGCTGCTGCTCCATCTTCTTCGGTAGCTAATGTTTTAATTAACTCCGATAATTTTTTTAGGTATTTACTTTCCAGTTGCATTTAATAATTCCTTTTTTAATTCATAAGAAATCATTATAGCTGAAATGTGATTATCTTTGATTTTTTTAGTTTCTCCAATTTTCTTTAACTGATTTATAGTTTCGGTTAATTTAATTTTGGTTACTTTATCATTGATTTTTTTAGAAATCGCTACAAAATCATTCTTTAATTCTGTTACTTTTGTTTGTATGTTTTCAGAAAGAGAATCTTCGTTTGTATATGAGTTTATGTATGTTTGTAGTAAACTCTTTTGACTTTCATCTAAAGTTTTGTATTTTTTGTTGAATGAGTCAACTAATATTTTATAGCTTAAATCCCTTATATCTTTATCTTCCTTTTTGAAAGATTCATATATTTTTTCTTCTATGTTTTTAGAATTAGAAGTTTTAGCCGTTATATGCTCTATGATTGTTATTTTTGTATTTAAAAAATCTTTAGGGTCATACACCGATTCTTTTTGTGCATTATATTCAAATATTTTGTATATAGATGCTAATATTTTATAATTAGGAATTTGAGTGTTTAAGAAACTATCCAAATTATAACTTTCTTTAATTTCTTTAATTAACTCATACTTCTCTCTTAAAATTTTCTTTTCATTTAATTTAGAACGAGTTTCTAAAATAGCGGTGATAAATTTTTCAGCTCTATTTTCTACTCCGTATTTTTCATTAACTAAAAAATGATATAGCTTCAATTCATTATGCAATTCTGTTTTTGAATTGAAATATTTTTTTAACAAATTTTCAGCAATAGATTTTGGTCTTCCGTTTAAAATATCAGACGTCACTTGTCTTACTAATAGTTCAAATATAAAGCCTGTGTTTCTAAACTTCGAGTGTTTTATTGATTTCATAATGTTATTTTCCTAATATATAAATATACAGATTTAAATTTCGAATAAGTTTTCTTCATCCATCATATTTTTTCCTTCGTGGATTATCTTCTTTGGATTGAATTTTTCTTTCAATTGTTTCATAAATGATTTACGAAAATCGGATTCAAACATATTTTGGTTTTCCTTATTACCCAATGGGTCTCTACCAAATTTTGAATCATCCTTTTGGTAACGATTTGCCGATTTTGGTCTACCTGCTTTATTAGCTTCCTCTACTCCTAAATCTTGTTCTAAACTTTTAATTTGTTGTTCTGCATCTACACCATCATCCTGTTGGTTATCATCTTCTCCTTTAAATTTACCCAATTCACCATTAACATCTGTTTTTTGTTGGTCTGCTTCTGCTTTAGGGTCTTGTCCTGCTGTTTCAATTTGTGTTAAGCGGAATCTTTCTTTCGCATCTTTAACTAACATTTGTCTCATTTCCTCTGATTCCTCATCTGTGAAATGGAAAACATTTTTGTATATCCACTCAACTGGAACTATTTTGTTATCTTGCATATCTCTCGCCAAATTAACTTTGTTTGACCATAAGTTAATTTTTTCTTGCTCAGCAATTGTTGATGGGTTTGTTAATTCCAATTCGAAATTTACTAATCTCTCATCTGTAATCCCTTGTGCATATAGGTGAGTCATACCAATTTTGTATAATTCACTAATTATAATCTTTTGCAATCTATCAATAGTTCTTGCAAAACGAACATCTTCTGCTGCTAATGTAGCTTTACCACTAACGTTTTCTTCATATCCTAAAAATGCTTTTGGAACTTTTAAAGCAGCCATAAACTTATTTTTAAGATAATTGATATCATCAATTGCGGTATATTCTAAACCATCCAATGTTTCAACATCAGTACCACTATCACTACCTCTTACCGGGAAGTAATAGTCTTCCATAATGTTTTGAATATTGAATTTTAAGTTATAATCACCTGTGTTCTCATTGATATATGGTTGCTTTTTAGATTGAGCAATAATTCTCTTCATATAGTTCTCAACTTCATGTGGAGGAATATTACCAATATCAATTTTGAATTTTCTTTTCGCAGGAGCTCTCGTAATACGATGGATTAACATCGCATCTTCCATAAGTGTTAATTGTTTCCAAACTCTTCTTGCTCCTTCTAATATTGATTTACCATAAGGTAACCAGTTAGTATCTGCTAAATGACGGAAATGGGCAATCTCATAGTTATCATATTCAACTTTTTGCCCTGCTGAATACGTTGAGCGGACAGTAATTGGTGTTTGGATAAACTTTACTTTTTGTAAATGGTCTTTATCATATTCCTCAACTCTATTCATTTCATAAACCGAAACGGGTTGTACTGATACTATTCCCAATTCAGGTGCTATTTCTAATACTAAAAAGAAATCTCCATATTTACAAAGATTTCTAATCCAAGGCCATAAATTAAAATCAACATTTAAAATATCATAAAATAAATTTTCTAATATTTCTTTTATTTGTTCATCCGATGAGTTAATTGCTAATACTTTTCCGTACTCATTTCTTGTTGTACATTCATCCGCATAGATATCCAACACCGATGCTATAATCGGGTCATTATCCATTGCATCATAATCTCTAAAAAGTTCTTGTCTAATTTGTTGATAGGCAATATAATTCTCATAGTTGTATTGTGTAGATGAGGTGGTCATTCTTAAGAATCTATCTCTCAAGTTTGTTGATACCGCCTGTGTTTCATCATAATCAACTACCTTAATCTTTTTACCACCGACATTACGAATAATTACCTGTCCGGTGAAAAGTTTTTTTAGCCTACCAAATATTGTTGTATCTGCCATTTAATTTTATTTTGTTAAATATACTTAATTATTTTGTTACTACAAAATTTTTTGGTATATTATTGAAGTACATATACTGAACCGGTTGTTACGTTTAACACCGATGCATAACATGGGAATACTTCTTTACCCGCTAAAACATTTAATGGAATAGTTCCACCACCTTCTAAAGTTAATGTACCTTGTGATGAAGAAGAAACAAATATTCCCCAATGTTTAGGAGCATCATCTATTAGATAATACGGAGATTCTGCCGATGTAATTGCTGTACTTTTATACGCTCTGTAATTTGTCATTTTATTTTTATTTTATTCGTTCTATAATATATAAATATAAAGTTATCTGCGAATTGAGGACCTATCTATCAACCAAGTTAAATCTTCATCCTCAGCTTGCCCATTTACTTTCATTTTATAGGGGTTTTCTCTAAAGTCAGTTGATGAGTAGAACATTTCATAAGAGGTCTGTGTTATTGCTCCTAATGATGTTCTTGTTAAATCTATACCTTCTTGTCTTAAACGAAGTGCAGTATCTCTAATCCACAACCCAATACCTAATGCAAATATAAGGTCATCGTTGTAACCTCTCATTGCTTCTGCTCTACTAGCTGGTCCCCATATGAATACAAAAAATTCATCCATTATTCTTTTACTCTTTAATACAACTGAATTTTCTTTCATATAGTTATCAATTTTAGATACTATTAATGGTCTTGTTTTTGATGATATACCAAAACCTGGTGTCATATTTTTTTCTTTACGATACCATTTGTTTGTCCATTGTGTATCTATATCAACATATTTTATATCATCATTTGAATAAAATAAATTTCTATATTCTCTATCTAATACTTGTTGTATGGTTGCCCATCCAATATTTGCATTATCTATAATAAGTAATGCATCATTATATTCTGTTGCTGCGTTTACTAAAAAGTTTCCAAATTCTTTTGGGTCCAACTTTCCTTTATATTCGGCAACTTGCTCACAATTTTCTAATTCTATTATATGAAATGCAGAATAATCTGCACCATCTCCTCTAGCCACATCCGCACATAATAAATAACTTTTAGTATAATCTGGTCTTTTCCATATCCAAAAATTACCATCAAATCCTTTTCTTTCAATTGGTTCTTCTACTCTATCTAAATACTTTACTAAAATTTCAGAATCAATGACAGTATCACCTGTTGATATAAAGTCACAATCACATTCCTGTGCTGCTCCTTTTTTACCTAATTGTATTTCTTGTTCTTCTCTCCAACTTTGGTCTCTATCAGGATGTACTGTCCAATGGAGTTTAATAGGATTGAATAGATTTGTTTTATTTTCTGCACCAACCCATACCTGATGGAACCAGTTACCCACACCATTTGGAGTAGAAAGTGCAATACAACTACCACCCGTTGATAATGTAGATTGCGCAGATGTCCATATTTCTTCAATGTAATCAATGAACGCTGCTTCATCAAATACAAGTAATGATAAGGCTTCCGAACGACCTGCATCTGGTTTTGATGAAATTGCTTTAATTTGAGAACCATTTGTAAAACGAAGTGAAAGTTTGTTATCTTCCTGTTCCGTTACCTTTAACCAGGATGGGAGAAACTCATTCATAACTCTAACTTTAAGTACCAAGTTTTTTGCAACCTCTTGTTTAGTTGCAATTACAAGTACGTTAAAATCATTATTAAAAATCATTTTCCAAAGTGAAAATCCCGCCACCAAAGTAGAGATACCTAGCTGACGAGATTTAAGAACAACATTAAATCTGTTGTCTTTAAAATCAGATAATACATCCTCCTGAAATGAATAAAGGTCAAATGGAATTTTACCTTTAATTGGATGTTGAATCTTACAATATTTTCTCATAAAGTAAATAGGGTCAACGGCACACTTACCATATTCTTCCCTAATTACTTCTTTAAGAGATTTAGCCATAATTATTTTTTCAATTTAATCTTCCAATATACACCACCTCCGATGTATGGAGAAAGACTTCCATTAGTACCATCTGTTACTCTATTTGCAACACCTACACCAAGTTGATAGATTTTATCTTTTTTAGTTTTTACAATAACACCTGCACCTATATTTGAAACAACATCTGTTTTGTTAAAACCACCATTGAAACCATAGTATACTTGTGTTTTTGGCAATTCTTTAACAATAAGAGTTTCCTTAATAGTTCTTTCTTTTACTTTGGCATCAAACGTTCTACCTAATATTTTGTTTTGTGAAATTGTATCAGTTACAGCAACTGTCCCTAATGAATCAGGTAATACTAATACATCTTTGTATAATACTTTTGAATAGTAATCTTTTAATAATGCTGCAGTATCAATAACCGCAGGAATTACCACTTGCTTTTCTACAATTGTTTCGTGATAGATATCTTCACCTTTTTTAGTTACTACTTTTGTTTTAACAACTTCAAACGTATCTATATCATGCTTAATAACTTCATATTTCTTTCCTTCAATACGAATTGTTCTACCAGGCATCTTTCCACCTGGATTAAAATACTCTAATAAAATGATTGCAATCAAAACTGCTATTGCAATATTCTTAATGTTCAATAGTTTTTTCATAATAATTGTTTTCTATAAATAGAGGAACATATAATTCTTTTATACTTTCCCAACTTTCGTCTCTAACTTTTCTTAAATTACTCAATAATTCTCCCAAATTTTCTATATCAGAAAGTATAGATTTCTTTAGTTCTTCAAGGTTACCATTAAAATTCCATTTTTCAAACGTACCATCTTCGTTTACAATTTCGGTAGTTTGTTTTGCATCTCTATATGCTTGCTCTAATTTAGCTTGCACTTCATTAAAATATCCAATTTCATTTGATGCTATTTTCCATTTCTCATAATCATCCCACTTACCTTTTAACATTATAAGAGATTCTCTTTTTGTTAAACAATTTATACAAAAACCATTTCTTCTTACCATCATTAAATCTTTTGATGATAACTTTATGGTATTGCAATCATTTGCTTTGCATGTTGATAATGAATCTATGTATTGACGAATGTCATCGTATTTGGAAACTGATATTTTAAAACCTTCTTTTTGTTCCCATTCCTTTCCATCACTATCGGTCCATCTTTCACCAACTTCTCTTTTGATTTGAGGTTCACTTTCAGGTGTCCAACCGAAAGTATCTTTTGTATTCGATGCTCTACCATAGACAGTATCTATGATTTTTTGTCTTGACTTATGGATGTGTTTATTCTTTTCGTCAAACGATTTTCTTTTTGCCATATAACTAATTTATATTTGTATATATAAATATACAAATTATCTTCCAAACTTAAAAATTCCTAGTATCTGATTTAATGGTGCGAATGTACCTGTTAATTTGTAAGTGTTTCCGTTGTAGAAAAATACCAATCCTTCGTTTGGAACTAACTTATCAAATCCACCAATTGCGTTTAATCTAGCTAATTCTTTTTCTAATCTTTTTATTTGTTCTTCGGAACCCTGTGAACGTATTTGTGATATTGTACTATCTAATGAAGTTTTGATTGATTGTAATGCTTTATTAGGTTGTGCAGTTAATACTGAACTCATAAATGATAAAACTTCAGCACCAACTCCTAAAAAGATATCTTCAAATTTACGAAGGTTTCCTTTCATAATTTTATCTTTTGCATCTTTATCTACACCATCTGCCCATTTTTTAGCATCCTCATCTGTTATAGATTTTATACTAAATGCTTTGTTATCAAATGCCCATCTATTTGCTAAACCTACCTTTTCTTGTTGTTTTAATTTCTTCTTTGATTTATTTAAAAAATTAATCCACCAAGCATAATGATAATCAGCTACACCATCTGAATCTTTCAATCCAAATTCAGATTGTAGTTTAGAAATCATACCATTAAATCTACTTTTTTGAGAACTTAATTTTTCATCCTTTGGTAGTTTTGTAATAGGAGGTCCTTGTATTGTATATTTATTTTGTACATCTGCATTTACTTTTTTAATCATAGATGCCAATTTACTTTCCCCACCTTTTACTACACCAATTGCATTTCCTTTTTCATCATACTCAACAACATTATGAAATACTAATAGATTTTGACCATAAGGTATTACGTTGGAATTTTTCGGATATATTACTTCTAAATTACAAAACGCTTTACCATCTTTGAATATTGCTTTTCTATCCTTTTCACTTAATGAATTTATTGCTGCTGATAAATCTCTCATTGCGAAATTGTATGCATCTGCCAATGGTCCTCTACCACTAAATTTATCAGATAAAGCAGATGAATCTAATGCATTTGCTCCTGCATTTGCAAGATGTCCTTTATTACGAGCTGCAATTAATCTACCATTCTTCCAACTTACAGCCAATGCTTGTCCATCGGTTTTTTCTCTAACAACTCCCAAATTACCATCCAATGCACCATTTACTATATTTTTTAAATCACGAAAAGTTAAATTCATTGAAATATCAAATGGATGATTCATATGTCCATATGCACCACCTTCTTTGATAATTTCTTTAGCTAAATAATCACTCAATGAATTATATACTTCTGTTTTTGTTTTATCCGAACCAGATTTAGCTGCAATACCCATATCCTCTGCAAATTTATTTGACATTGGAATAATCTTATCAATAGTATCATCAATAATCATTACCTTCATTGGTATTGGCTTATCAGGATGTTTTAAATTATATGATGTAACTGCTGCCCATCTATGATGCCCATCGACTACATATCCATCTTTTGAAACATATATAGGAGCGGTGATTGCCGGATGTTCTGGGTTTTCTTCTAAAGCCCCTTCCATACCTAATACTTTTTGTCCAACTAATTCGGATTGGGTTGCTTTTAATGATTCAACCGGTACTTCTTCGTTTGTAACTTTTATACCTTTATCTGCTAACATTTTTTTAAACATTGGTTCAGTATCAACCTCACCATCTTTATTTAATTCCATATTAGCAGCGGGTGTTCCAGGAATTGGTTTACCTTTGAATTGTGGCATTGCACTTCTTTCTATTCCTTTATTACCATCACAATACAAGTTAGTACCAGGTACTGAAATTTGGCATAAATTATATACCTCTCTCTTTATTCCGTTTTTCTTATCGTCTTCAAATTGTTTTTGTAAATCATTTATTTTTGTTGCAACTTGCTTTTTAAAATCTTCAGGAACATCTTGTAATTTAGGTTCTTTATCTATCGTTGTTCCATCTACTTTTAATCCACCACCTATTAAATCAACATGCCCATCACCTGCTATTGTTATTGGTATTTTACCTTGTGATTGTAGTTCTTTTGTTTTCTTTAATAAGTTTAAATCTCTTGCTTTATTGAATGCAACTTGTACATCATTTACCGGTGTTTCTATATCACCTTCGTCTTTTGGGAATGATAATCTATAAAGTGTTTCTACATCTTGTTCGGTTGGTTCTTTCCAATTTTGTATCGGCGGGAATCCAGCTTTTTTTATAGCATCGTTTAAAAACTTAACACCTTCTTTATCTAAAAAAATATTAGGTTTCATTGTATCTGTTCCTTCACCCTGTCCAATCATACTAGCCCAGTTACCTGCCTTTACCTTACTTAAAGATAAACCAGTTGATTTAACTTGCATTGAATACAAATTAGAATTAGGATTATGCACATCCAAATCATCACCATCAAATGTATCAATACCCGCTCCCATTTCTTTAAACTTTGGAGCTGCATATTTCATTTCATCGTTGAATTCTATTTCCCCATCTTTTCCGGTTCTACCACCTTCACCTACAAATACAACATCTTTCCATCTTTCTTCTGGAATAGTTGCTTTAACTTGTGTGATGATATCATCAACCATTTTTGTATTTTTATGCTCAACACCATATAACTGCCCACCTTTTGTAAAAGGTAATGTTTTTATTTCTTGTTTAGATGATTCTCCTTTAAATACTTTTATTTTAGATTCAGGATTATCACCATATGGTTTTAATTCTACTTTATTTGCAGATGGTTTAAATATATTTGGTTGTGGTTGTTGTTCTTCTCCACCATCGGTTGGTTTCTCTACCCCATTCTTCGGAAGTTCAGCTTTTTCGGAGCCGCTACTTTTGTCTGTGGTTTTAGGTTTTTCAGTAGAATTTGGTTTGGTTGTTGGTTTTTCTGCTCCTTTTTCACCTGTTGGTTCTTGTTTTGTTGCTTTTGGTTTGGCATTTGGTTCTACTGGTTTTTGTGCTCCTTTTTTTTGTACTAATGCAAGTGCCGTTTTATATGCTGCACGCATACCTGGATCTTTTGCATCAGAATAGTTAAGAGCTGTTTTAACTTTAATCTTTTGTTTTGTTTTTGGATTTTCTACCGTCTGATTTAAAACTTCTTCACTATATCCAGTACCATCTGAACTAGCTTCTGTAATTGGTTCATAGCAATATTCTTTATCGGTATCAGTTTTTTTTCTATAATCTGCTACTTTTTTTAATCTTGCATTTAATTCATCCTTTCCAGGATATCCCATACGAATACCACTCGCACCTGTCCCTACTCCAACTTCTTCTTCTACTTTTTTTAATTTAGTATAGTAATGTAAATCTTCCCAAATATGGTCTTTTGCTATTTCTGCTGCAATACGAATATCGGTTGTGTGTTCCATTTCAACTTTGATACCGATTTTAATCTGCTCTTTTACATTCTCCATTACGTTTCTCCAATCATAATATTGGCCGGCGTATTTTTTAGCAATATCCTCTAATGATTTACTTTCCGATTTACCACCTGGAATAAATTCTTCGTTTATTTTTTTCTTTACCATGTTGAAAATGGTTTTATCCATTTTACCAAATGCATTGATAAAGAATTTTTCTTGTTGTTTTTCTGTTCCTTTTTTGAAAGCATTTCTAACTTCCGTACCACTCAATACATCTTGTTCTGGTGGGATTATATAAACATATCCTTTATCTTCGTATCCTTCTTTTTTTCCACTATTACTATATGTTTTAAAATAAGCACCTCTTAATCTTTGTGCATCTTTATCACCAACAGCTGCTACATAATAAGTTGTTTTTTTATCAAACTTATTCATTATTTCTACCGGAGAATATGGATTTTTAATTTGAACAAATTTAGATGAAGGTACTCCGAACATTTTTGTTGCGATTTCCTTTTTATCTTTAAATGAAAATGGAGATTTACTATCATCGGTTGCATTTGATGATGCTATAAAAACATTCCCACTACCAAATTTAGATACTAATCTTTGATAAGCGGCATAGTGTCCTCTATGAAATGGTTGGAATCTACCGGAATACACAACAACTGGTTGCATATCTTTTGCTTCCATTAATATACTTTCTACTAAAAAATTGGATAACGAATTCATTATGTATAAATATTACTAAAAAATTTTGTATATATACTTTCTGCAATTATTTTATGCCCTTCTAATGATAGGTGTGTATCTCCACATTGTTTTCCATATTTTGCACAAAAATCAGATTGTATTGAAAATATACGACCATTGTTGGTGAAATCGTGTATTGATGTGTATTGAATGTTTTTGTTATTTATTTTTATTAAATTTTCTTTTATGAATTTGAATTCATCTTCACATATAACATCATACCAATGCTTATGTTGCCACAATAAAAATCCAACTTTGATTCCGATTTGAATATATGGTTCTAATTTTTTCAGATATTTTCGTAACATATATCTAATCGCATCCATTTCAAATGAACTTGCACTAATTCCTTTTTCTATACAATAATCATATTGTTTTTCTTTATTCCATTCTTTTTTAGAACCCATACTTTCAAATTGGTCTCTATAAATGTCAGTAAATTGAATTACAATATGAGTTAATTCTTCTTTTTTAAATGCAGTTTCTTTATCAAATCTTAATGTATCCGAATTACTTACCATTTCAGGTGTTTTTTCTGTAAGATAAAATAATCCATTTGAATTATTGCCACCATTTATTGCTTGTGTTATATCTACACCATTTGCCATATCGGCAACTAATTTAGAAAATCTATGTTTTCTAATAAATTGATATTGTGGATATGTTAGTTCCGACTGATTATATACATGTTTCGGATGGAATACAACCGATGGTAATCCCGAATAATATTGTAATCCCTCACCCCAAGTGAATGAGCATCCTAAAAAAAGAAAAACATTCATTATTACATATTTTTGTAAATGAATGGGTCTCTCTTACGAAGTTCTTTTATTTTCTTTTTAAATTCTTTTCTAAGCTTATATTCTTTATATAATTTCTTAAAATACGTTATAATCTTTTTCATTCTTAAAATTTTTTATTTTTTTGTAAAGTTTATACTCATATGTATCTCTATCCTTTCCTATTTGTTCCAATAATTTTCTGTTATGTTCCAAATCAGCAAAATTTTCTTTTATCTTTTCTTTTATTTTATTTATATCAATAACGTTTATTCTATTTATTTCATTCATAACAAATCTAAATCTTTCTTCGTTATTTTCTATATTGTCATAATATTCATTTATTAACCAATCAAAAGTTTTGAATCCTAATTCTTTTAAGTATTTTAAACTACCAGGTCTTCCTATCAAAATAAAAGGTTGTCCGTACCAGATTGGTTTCCAAATCTTTTCACTTAAATAGTTTGGTTCATCAAAAAATGAAGTTTCAGTCGTTATATTAATTAATGTTCTATCGTAATGATTTTCGGTTTCACAATTGTACCCATGTGCGTTATTCATATCAACAAAATCTAAAACTTCTCTATCCTGAAGTTGTTCATATTTGGTTTTTATATCTTCACTTGCTTCTTCTTCAAACCACCTTTTACATATGTTACTTAATAGATGCTTATCAAAACTTATTAATGCATTATTTTTTATATTTTCAAATTGTTCTATTAAAAATAAAATTCTATGTTGAGATATATTTTTGTTATATGATAAAAACTTTTTATCTTTGTTATCTATTCCTTCTATATTAAAATTGTATTTAGATTGCTTTGTAAAATATTCAGAACTATTTAATAGATACCAAGAATAATTTATAAATTTTGGAAAAAACTTTTCAGATAATAAGTTATTATTTTTACTTTGCTTATATTTTTTTATCTTATTTTCAATATCAAAATCATTCACTATTACCAAAACATTTCTCAAATCAAATCCATTTTCTCTCAATTTAGTAACAATACTATCTATAAAAAAATTACTTACATATCCTTCATGCGAATAATTTATTATTAGATTTCCCTTTCCATTATTTATTGCATCTTTTATTTTAGGATTTATCTTTGAAAATACATTTGAATCATAAACAGAATGACTCCAATGACCCCAAAATTCTATTGGGTAATACCAAATATTTCCACATGCACCGGTTGCTGCGTAATAATATGGAACGAAATCAACTAATTGTTGGTGTGTTTTTATAAACCCACAATAGTTTGTCCATGTGTTGTATTTATCTGCTGTAAATTTTCTTCCTAATTCAAATTCTAAACCATCTATATTTTTGTTTTCAATTTCTTTAATATAATTGAATACCTCACCATCCACTCCATTTGGAATAAATCCATGAATGTTCCAATTATCATAAACTAAATATATTCTGTCAAAATTACGCATAGTATAATTCAGGATACTCTACTAATATATGAATACCACCTTCTTTGGTTGCATATTTGTAAGCCAATTCAATATCAACTGGTGTTTTTAAATCGTGAAATTCTATATTTTTACAAAGAGATTTAAATTCTTCAAAATAATTTCCTCTATGTTGATGACCTGGATCTATTGGTTTATCACTACCCTTACCTAATCTAATAATTAAGTTTGGTTTCCATTTACCATCACTCATTACACCAATCTTATCAACATGATTTATTAATTGATTTGCTGCACAAATAATAAAATCCCAACGAGGATAGAATGTAATAACTCTTTTACCAGCCATTGCCATACCTAAACTCATTCCCATTTGAGTTTCTTCCATTACAGGAGTTTCTATCATTTTTTCTTTGGGTACAAAGTTTAAAGTTGTACTCATAGGATTACCTTGATAAACTATTTGTTGACCAATAAAAACAGAATCTTCTAATTCTGCTAAATTTTTCATAGCTTCGGTTAAAGCATCTTTATAAGGTGTATATTGTGGTGAACTCATACTTTATTTTTTAAATTCTGATTTATGCTCTAAATACCATTCGTATGCTGATTGTAATCCATCTTCTAATGATGTGGTTGCTTGCCATCCTAAATTATCATAAATCTTAAATGAATCAATCTTACGAGTAGGAATCATAGATGGTTTACCTTTGATAAATTCAGTTGGTGCATTATAGTTTGCAATTCTTTTCATTGATTCCAATACTTCCAATACTGAATATACTCTATTAGAACCGATATTATAAACTTGGAAATCTTCTGTTTCTTTTTCCATCACAATTTGCAATGCTTCAACAAAATCTTCAATGTATAATAAATCTCTTAATTCACTACCATCACCCCATACTGGAATTGGGTCCATCTTATCTGCTACTTTTCTAATTGTTGCGGGTGTAACATGGCATTTATCAAAATCATATTTATCATGCGGTCCGTATAAATTTGCAGGTCTAATGACAGTACATTTCATTTTAGTTGGTAAATATTTTGCATATAATTCACATTGAACTTCTGCATATCTTTTCATCCAACCAACAGGAAAGTATACTGGATATGGTTCATCGAATAAGAAATCTGTTTCTGTCACAGGTTGGTCACCTTTCGGTGGATAGACTGTATTTGATGATAAGAAAATGTAATGTTGAACTTTATTTCTCCAACTTGCATCAATTAAAAAATTATTCATTGCTACATTCGGAGTAACATGTGCAAGTGGGTCAACGACAGTATCAACTGCATTTGATGTACTTGCTGCACAATGAAATACCGCATCTACTCCTTCGGTTGCTGCTAAACATCCATCATATGTTTTTAAATCATAGTATGTGTATTCAACACCATCTAATTGGTTTCTTACACCTCTATTGTGTAAATTAACTCTTATGTTTTTGTAACCTTGCTTATGTAATCGGTTTGTTAAATTCTGTCCGACTAAACCAGAACCACCTGTTATCAGGATTTTTGAATCTTTATTTATCATATTATTTTTTTATTATAACTTTGTTTTCTATAAACTTTTTGTGTTTTTTACTTGTTTCATATACTGATGGGAAGTGTATAGATGCATATCTTTTAAATTCTCCTTTTACTTCCGATACACCATGTTCTACATCATTTTTTAACATATCCAATACAACATAATTTCCAAATACAGGCTCTATTGCCATATTATCTTCACCTTTGTTTCTTATATATAACCTACCACCATTTTCTTCTTTCCATTCATTTGGTTCTGTTAGGTAAATTAAAACCGCACATAATATATTACCATAGTTTCCATCTCTATGTGGATTTTGCATATCTCCATCAATATATAAAGTAAATGGTCCACCTAAATTTAAATCAGATTGCTCGAAATCATATTCTTCATATAAATGATTTAATAATTTAAATGTTATTCTGTTTATGGGTACTTGTATACTTTCATCATGTAGACCTTCTATCTCTCTCCATTTTTGATATACTTGATATCTATTTGTTTTAACATCAATATCTCTTTCTTTTAATTCTTCAAATGTAACTCTATTTGATTCGTAGTTACCACCCGAATGGTCATATCTTCCAGTTATGAATTTTGTATCCTTACTTTGCTCAATTACTTTGTTTTTAAGAATAATCAATTCATCAATTTCTTCTTTTGTTAATATATCATAGATACTACCTATGTGATATCCTATTTCAAAAAAGTTTTCCATTATTTTACATTTTTTATTTCAGCAAATTTATTCCAAGCATTAGATTCTGAATTTTCTTTCATTTCAACAAAATGTGCGTATGTAAATCTTTTAAATCCGTTTTTAATTTTATTAACAGCATGTCTTACATTATTTTGAGTGAAATCTAATATAACATAATCACCAAATTTTGGTGGAACATTTGCTATCTGTTTTTCATTTTCATTTTCCAAAACCAATTCACCACCAAATGTATCATTCCAATTTTCGTTTAGATATAAAAGTATAACACATAATCTAGTTTCATTCACACCATCAGCATGCATTTCTATAAAATCATTATCTTCGTAATAAGTTATCCCACCTCTACTTCTAACATCTGTTTCTTTTATTTCTAATTCTGGGTATGCATTATTTAATATTCGGATTGAAATATTATGAAATTGTTCTCCCATTTGTAATGCATATCTTATATCTTTATTTGCTGCTTTAAACAATTCAACTTCATTTACAAAACACCATTTTTGAGAAAAATGTAAATTATTTTCTGTTAGGTATTTGTGAACGATGTGCATCTCATCATATGAATATGTATCATCCTCGCTCTTATCTTTGTAGTTATTTGTTGATAATCTTCCTTTTAATATTTGATTTTTATTATCTTCTACATATGGAAATATAGTAGTTAATTCTTTCAAATATTCTATTTCATTTGATGCTAAAACATTATCTATATTATTAATTAAAAATCCGCTTTTTAAAATTTCCATTATATGTGCTTTTTATAATAATTATATGTTTTTTCTAAAGCCTTTTCAAATCCCAATTTAGGTAATAAATTAATTTCTTTTTGTTTAGTAGTATCCATTTGTCTTCTCATATCACCATTTGGTTTGGATGTATCCCAATTTATTGATAAATTTTTACCACTAATTTTAATAAGAGTTTCAATCATTTGTTTGATTGTAATTTCTTCACCTGCACCAAAGTTTACAACTTCATTTTTACCATTGTGATATAATTGTAAAATAGCATCGGCAACGTCACCTGCATATACAAAATCTCTAATAGGAGAACCATCTCCCCATGCTTCAATTGAGTTACCATTTGCTTCATAAATTTTTTTAATAGTAGATGCAATTACTGTCCCCTTTCCACTAAAATCATCATATTCACCGAATATATTTGCTGGTCTTAAAATTGACCATTTAGTATAATCATATTGAACTTTATATGCTTCCAATAATATTTCACCCATTCTCTTACTCCAAGATGGAAACCAATCTGCTTCACCTGGTAATGTTTTCCATACATCACTTTCTACAAATTTTTCAGCAGGTGAATATACTCCAACTGAACTAACAAATACTAACCAAATATTATTCTTTGAACATTGATTAATAATTTCTGTATTAATTTTGAATGATGGGTATAGGAAATCCACAGGTTTTTCTTTTGCTCTTAACGGAGAACCCTTTACTCCAAAAGTATTAAATACTGCATCAAATTTATGATTCATAAATAGGCTCTCTATTGCAAATGGTTTTGTTAAATCATCTGCTATAAATTCCCAACCAAATGATGGTAGTTCATCATTTTTTCTCAAATCAACTCCTACTACTTTGTAACCTAAATCAATACACTTTTTTACTAAATGTGTACCAACTAATCCACTACAACCTGTTATTAAGACCGTTTTCATTATGTTTTAATTTATCGTATAATATTTTAAATCCATCATTAATATTCAAAGATAAGAAATGTTTTTGGTTTTCTCTAATAATATCTATATCTTTTTTTATAACTTCAATTAATTCTTCGTTTGTCATTTTTAAAAATCTATCAATTTCCGATAACACCATGTCTAATCTTTGAAAATCATTTTCACATTCATCAAATGAATAATCTAATATTGTATATTTTTTAAATCCTAATTTTTCTAAATTACCAACCAATCCTTTATTTCCTATTGGTATAAAAAATTGACCATTTAATATTGGTTTAAATATCTTTTCAGTTAAATTGCATCCTTTTGAAAAGAAATCAGTTTCAGTTACAATGTTAAAACAACTATTTTCATAGTAACTAGCAATATTATATTTTGGAGATGCTTGCTCTCCTATTTCTTCCTGTGTTACTGAATCTAGATTAAATGGAAATAATTTAATAAGTTCAATAGAATCTTCTTTTGTTAAGTTTCTCATTGTTCTATATTGATGTATTATTTTAAATAATTCATCCGAAAAATCTATATGGTCATATAACAATGCAGAGACATATCCATCTTTTAAGTAACCATTTTTATATAACCAAAGTAAAAATACAGAACGATGTGCTCTGTTGCAACTTTTGTTTAATGAATAATATTTTTTTTCTTTTGGTGACTCTATCCATTTATCAATATCGGATATTCTTACTTCATAATCTTTTATACTAAATTGTCGTTTAACATCACTATATTGATTAACTTCTTGCCCCATACTATATGCAAAGAATGGAAACCAAATACCATAATCACTTTCTAAATTTTCATATATTGTGTTACTCGATATAAATGTACAATTATCATATCCAATTAGTCCTTTTAATTTATTATGTGTCCAATCATCATAACTACCTTCGTGTAAATTTATAAATAAAAATCTTTTATTTAATGTTTTAAAATAATGTAATTTTTCAAAATCTAAACTATCATATCTAACCTTTCCAGAGAATATTATGTAATCTGGATTGTCGTGGTTATTACTCAAATATATTTTTCTATCATCGTCCAATGCTAATTTTATTAAACCAGGTTTATGTTCTTCAATTCGTTGATTCATTATAAATTCGGGATGACGAGTTGATTCTATATTTGAATTTATAAATTTTTTAAATTCATCATATGATGTGAATTCTTCTGCTTTTATTTTTGCAATATCAGAATCACTTGTTGCATTTGGAATTGGATATAAATCTTTATACCAATCTTTATAATATAATTTAATCGTTTGCAATTTGTACTAATATTTTAGATAAAAAAGATTTATTTTTTAAATCCATATACATGTCGTGATTATGTTTTAATATATCAAAACTTTCTATGTATATTTTTTTAAGTGTTTCTATGTTGTTTATTTTTTCAATTTCTTTTAAAACCGCTTTCATTCTTTCTTTAGGGTCTTTTATTAAATCATAACTCTCATCAATCCATTTATCAAATGTTTTAAATCCTCTTTCTTTTAAATGATGTAAATGTTTATATCCACCTACCACAATAAACGGATGAAAATAATATAATGCTTTGCAAGTTTTTTCTGTTAGATGTGCAGAATTATCTTCGAAGCAAGTTTCTGATACTATTGAGAAATATGAATTTTTAAACAATGTATGGTCGGTATTTGCAAACACATCAAAAAATTCCTTTAAGTTTGCTAATTGTGTTCTTTCTTCTGGTATTTTTACAGAACCTAAATTTTGAAATGCTTCCATTATAGGTAAATCTTTTATAAAATCATTTTCACTTAATATTGGTTCTAAATAATTATCGTATTTTATAATACCTTCGTTATTAAAAAGACAAGAAAAATAACTATCATCCAATGCTCCCATTTCATTTAATTTTGATAACAAATAAAATCTATGTGGTTTATATGCATTTCTATTTAATAATATAAACTTTTTATCTCTATCTAAATTTTCTAATACTTCTTCTTCTGTTAGATTTTTTATTTCATATCCCAATTTATCTATCCTACCAATATTCATTTGCATACTCTTTGAAATAATTTCAAACAAATATTCCGATTTATATACATGTATTTTATTAATAATATTATTTTTAATACAATATTCATCATATAATTCTTCTACATTATGATTACCATGTATTATATAAATTAATTCAGCAGGTAAATCAAAAGCCTTTATTGATTCGTATATACAATCAAAAAATAAATTTATATCACCACCTCCTTCTTCTATATTTGATAAAACTAATTTTATTTTTCCATTACGAAGTGCAGTTAATACTTTATCATCTAAATTTAAAAGTTTACCACCTCTATACATTCTTTCGGTTGGACTTATCCATTCTGGTTCTTCTGCAAAAATAAATAAAACATTACCCTTAAAATCTATAAGATAAATGTTTTCTTCACCATCAACAATATCATCTAAATTTTTTAGATTAACTGTCCATCTTTCATCTGAATTTTGTAGTTTGAATCTGTATTTATTATCATCAATACCTTCCCAATATCCATACCATTTAAATGGTTTATTATATACATAATTGTAAACCTTTTCTCCTGTTTCTTTGACATATACATCCCACATACCATCGTGGCAGTGGCGTGTAAAATCATCCCAATTATCTATCTTATAAAATTTTCTTACTTTATCTAAAGATTCAATAATTAAGTCTGTGTTTCCGTTTGGTATGAAACACCCATCTATTTCTTTATCGAAAACTAAATTTAAAAAATTACCCATTTTCCAGTTCCGTAATGTGGCCATTGTTTTTCATAAGAATACCAAATAACTTTTTCAGTAGGTACATCTCTTTTTACACCATTCCAAGTTGCTTCCGTTGGTGTATTAGTTGATACACCATTATCTTCTACTATAAATACAATTGGTAAATCGTATCTAACTGCGTATTTATGTGCTTCATAAAAACCACCGGTCTCAAACGCCATATCACCTATGAAACAAAATACTTTATCTTCTTTACCATCTCTTTTATTTGCCATTGCAACTCCTAATGCTATTGGTATAATTGCACCCACAATTGCAGAAGCATAAAATTTATTTTCTTCATCTACCATTGTAATAGATTTTCCATCTAATATCATTTGTTCTGCGTAATCTGCTGATATTCCTTTTAATACCCAATGATAGTGTGAACGCCAAGTTGAGAATACCCAATCGGTTTCTTTAACTCTTTTGAATATTTCTATCAATTCATCTTCATTACCACCACTTAAATGAACAGGTCCTTTAATTCTACCTGCTTCCCAATGGTCAGCAATCATTCTCTCAAAACGTATTAATTTTTCTTTTGTCCATCCAATCTCATTATTATCTCTAACGATTGGGTATTTTTCTAAATTTTGTATCATCTGTCTCTTTTTTGTAATATTGGATTATTTGTTGGCCATTCCATTTGAAACTCCGGGTCATTCCACTTCACCACACCTTGCTCATCTGCATCCACATAACCATCTTTATAAAATAAGTTATAGTGAAACATACAATCGGTTAAAGCGTAATGTCCATTTGCAAAACCCGGTGGAACTAATACTTGATTTCGTAATCTTTCGGTTATAATAAAACTTTCCCATTCACCATATGTATCTGATTCTGGTCTCATATCCAATACAACTAAATAGATATCACCAACTGCTGCTTGGACTAATTTCCAAGTTTTATTATCCCAATGTAATCCTCTTAATACACCTTTATATGAACGAGAAAACCTTCCGTGAATGGAAAGTTCTTCTTTATCATAATGTATCTGATTCATAACCGGATGTTCTTCCGAATGATATGTTGTAAATATTTCACCTCTGTATTCTCTGAATACTGATGGTGTGTACATTGGTACTTGATAACCGAATTTTTTAGATGGAGTTACTGAAAACTCATCCCATTTATTACTCATACTATAACGATTTTGCATATCCCAAAGGAAAGCCGTTTCTAAATTCAGATGATGCTTTTGGTATAACAATTTTATATGAGTTTATTAATTGTTTGATACCATCATCTAAATTATAAATAGGTTGCCATCCAGTTTTTTCAATCTTTTTATTAGATACTATATAATCTCTTTTATCCGGGTCTTGATAGAAATCCGAATACGTTACTGCAAAGTTTGGAATGTATTCTTTTATTTTATCCAACAATTCTGCTTTACTTAAATTTGCATCACTCAATCCTATATTAAATACTTCTCCTTTGTGTGTATCAAAGTTTTTAAGTAAGAATATAAATACTCTAGCCACATCTTCTATGTGAATAAAATTTCTTTTAAAATGTTGTTCAAAGACAGTAATATATTTATCTGTCATTGCTTTGTAAACAAATTCATTAACTAATAAATCCATTCTCATTCTTTGTGAACAACCAAAGACAGTTGCTAATCTAACAACAACTGAGTCGGTGAATTCTAACAATAACTTTTCTGCTGCACATTTACTTTCACCATAAACCGAAATTGGATTTAGAGGAGATTCTTCTGTACATTCTGTCTGTCCCACACCTATACCATATCCACTATTTGTATTTGGATATAAAATCTTTTTACCAGCACTCCAACGGATTATATTTTCAATTTGTCTATAATTTACATCCCAAGCTAATTTAGGGTCTTTATCGCAAGCGGGAAATCCTACGATTGCTGCCAATGGAATTATAACTTCGTTTTCTTCTACTAATTTTTTTAATAGTTCAACTTCTCTAACATCACCATATATAAATTTAAATCTACTATCGTATGCATATTGTAATAAAGATGTTTGATTATACATTAAATTATCTAGGACCGTTATTTGACATTCTTTAAATTCGTTTAATAAATGTCTTATTATTACTGAACCCAAATATCCGCTTCCTCCTGTTATTAATATTTTCATAACTTAAATTAAATTAAAATTTTTATTTACTTTTTTAGTGGCTTCTTCTTCGATTTTTAATTTAACACCAAATTCACTTATCTCTTTTCTATCTTTAGAATATGATTGTAATTTTGCTCTAACTTCGGTATAATGCCAATCAGGAACAATTCCATGATTACCATTATTGCTTTTATCAAAAACTTTAAATCTACTAAAATTTCTTATTGTAAATTCAAACCAACAAAACAATGATTCGGTTAATTCGGAGTTTATTAAATTTTCGTATCCTTTATTTTCAAATAGCTGATTTACATTTTCGATTGATAAATATTTTTCATTTATTGAAAATTCATATATTTCACCATTGAAAAACCATCTCAAATCATTACTATACCAAGGTGCACATGCTCCTATCCAAAATGGAGCCTGTATATAATCTACTAATTTGTGTTCTTTTGCAATTGCCAATTCTTCCGATTGACCATTAACATATAATTTTAATTTATTTTCTTCTGCGTTATATTGAAATAATATTTGTATTTCATCAAAAAATTCAGAATCTTCTAATCTTATTGGTATGCCATATTCTACAATATTATTATTTTCATCTTGACAAAATAATAAACCAGTTACAAAATTATCCTTTAACCAAACACCCGAATGCATACCTTGTTTGGCAAATAAACCATAGTGTTCATTTGCAACATATGTTTCTTTGTTTAATTTACAACGAGTGTATATACTAAATGTATCATTGAAAAATGATTTTACTTTTTGGTCTTTTAAAGATGTATTGTGTTTACTCTCTTCAAAAATTTGTACGGAAAGGTTATCCGTAAACTTTACATATTCTTTTAACATAATTCTTTACATTTATTATAAAATTCTTCTAATTCAGGGAATGTTTTACAAAAATCAGTTCCTCTTCTTCTATCATGTTCACTAAAAAAACGATAGAAATCTTGCCTATCATATTTAATAGCTTCTTCATCTCCAACTGATTTCATATAATCAGCTATTCGTTTCATTTTAACAATTTCAACATCACTATATCCCCAACATCCAGCTCCAACTCTACTGAACTCATAAAAATCCATAAGTTGTGCTTGTTCCATTATTTCCTTTGACCAATAGTTATCTAATAATTTAATATGTTGGTGTGAAGGCCAACGAAGATATGAACTATCTAAAAGAATTGATTGTTGATAATAACGATTTTCATCAGCGTACATTGATTTTAAATCATATACTTCGTGAATTAGTTTTTTATAATTTGGTACAGATAACGCATTATAAGTACTCATAATGATAATGGTTAAACGAGGAATTTCTTTTAACAATATATCTAGTCTATCAGCCCATTGATTGTAAACTAAACCATTTCTAATATATTCGGCCTGAGCACCATGTGTATCTACTGATGTGAATAGAATTAATTCTCTTACCAATCCTCTATCACTTATCTCTTTTAATTTTTCTTTTGCTTTGTTAAATAGTTTATCAGGTACTCCCAAGTTACTATTCAAACTTAAAGCTAAATTCTTATTTGGATTTGGAGTTTCTAAAATATAATCTAAAACTTTAAATGTATCTTTATGCATAAGTGGTTCTCCACCTGTGATACGAAAAGTATGTAAACCTTTATATAATTCAGGCCACCATTTCCAAAATGCTTCTACATATGGGTTGTGTTGGTTTTGTGGAATAGGCATTCTATCACTTAATTCAAAATGTTCTAACCCATTAAATTTACCCGCAGTTGGATATGCACCAAATTGTTCAATCTCTTCCATCCATTGTGTTGAAAATGGTGGTGCACAATATGAACATTTAAAATTACAAGCATTTGAGAACGAAACTTCTACATAAGATGGAAGTACATTTGCATCTGCCGGCAGATTTTTTATTTGATTGTAATAAGGTAAAGCCCAAGGTTCTGCTGATTTAAATGTTCTATCGGAAAATGCATCAGAACTATCCTCTACTCTCCAACAATAATCACATTCTTTGGGTCTTTTACCCTCTAACATTTCTTTTCTTCTTTCTTTTTTATAACGAGTGTTATGAAGATGTGATGGGTCTTCTGCTATTTCTCTTTCTGATATTTTATGTGTACCTGGATGGTGACAACTATGGTTGTGACCGATGTGTAAGTGCAGTGTAACTTGCTTCCATTTAGCTAAACAAAATCCAGGTCCTACTGAATTAAGTTTATATCTTACATCATCAAAAAAATTATTACTTATCATTTATTAACATTTACAATTTATCATTACAGAATTGTTTCCTATATCATCAATAGATAACAATTCATATTTTAAGGTATTCATGCCATCATTTTGCCAATCATATTCACCTCTCTGCATTTGAAGAACATATCTTCTCTCATTTCTAGCAGTTGTTTCTCCTTTTGCCCATTTATCAACACCACCCACATTAATTAATCCTTCGGTTTGATGTGGTAAGCATTCAAACTTACCATCTCTACGAAAAGGTAATATAGTATGTGGTATTGCAATTTCTTCTTCTTTTTCATCTATATTAAAAGTATTTCCGTAATTATCGTTACCACTTAAATCCGATATCAATCCGAATTGTGATTTAGAAAAATCATAATACAATTGTAAATCTTCTTTAGATGGTTCTCCTAAAATACTTTCTTTGATTTCAGATTGTGTTAAACATCTATCCCACATAACAACCTTTGCGATATCACCTTTAAACCATTTAGCTGGGTTTTTATCTTCTAATGAATTTGTAGTTCCTAATATATAAGGTTCACTTGCATATCTTTTTAATAAACCATTATAAATTAACGGAGATGGGACACCTGTCCCAAACCTACTATCACTTTCCTTTCCATTTAAATATAATCTAATTTCTTTTGTTTCATCATCAACTGTCAATGTTACCCAAGTCCATTGTTCTTCATATCGTTTCATCCACATATACAAAAACTCTTTCTCATAATTCCATAACATAGTTGTATATGCTCTACTATTATTATAACTCAATCCCCAATCATAACCAGGTCTTCTTAATATTGGATATTCAACAAATCGTCTATCAGTATCACCAATCAAATATAAAGGTGCTTTTTCTAATTGTTGTTCTGCTTTTACCAATACAGAAATAGTGTGTGAACGAGAACACAATCCTCTTATATTTCTACTTACTGGTATTTCTACTGATGAATTGTTTCCGTTGAAATGTGCTACCTTTTGTGTATATTTTTGTTGTAGAAATGTTTGGTCTGCATATCCATTTATTACACATCTCCAAAACAAATCATCATCCTCCATGCCCCAATCCCAATAATCATTTGAATAACCATTTGTTTGCATCACTTGCTCTTTCGTAAATAACACGGCGCCACCAAAATACTCCTCATATTTGAGGTTATAATCTGTTTGTGATATTCTTACTGCCAAATGTTTAGGGCTATCAGGATTGTAACTATAATCACAGGAATCATCCTCCGGTATCATATCAATATCGTGCCATACTATATAATCACACCCATCTTTGAATGCAACATCAGCAGCGATGTTTTTCATCTTACCTCTATTGAATAATTTATCATCACATTGATGGGCAAAATATATTTTATGTTCAATACCTCTTTCTTCCAAAAATTTATGAACTCTTGGTGAGAATTGAGCTAAATGTTCTTCTCTATTTCTATATGGTACACATACTCCTAATTTCATATTCTTGCAAATAAATGATGTATATTTTTATTAAATGTTTCTTCTTTAACTAAATTATATAAGCAATTATTTAAACCATCTTCTCTAACATCTATCATATTATTCGATACATCATTCATAAAACGAATTTGATTTAAACGAGTTTCTTCTTGAATCCATCCACCTCTTTCCCAACCATTATTGTAGTGATTTAATTTTCTGAATTTAGATATTCTTCTGTGTGGTAATGATATTGTTTTTCCAAAAACTTCTTTTGTTTGTTTAAAGTATGCATTTGTTATTTCACCATGCCTTCCCTTTCCACTTATATCTAATATTTTATTTTGTTTATAATGTTGAAAATCATAATAAACAGCCAAATCTTCGGAAGATTTATATTTCTTAAAATTGGTAAGTAATGAAAATGAATTTATATTTTCATATAAAAACTCAATTTCTCTTTCTTCCAATTCTTTATCAAATACTGCAAAGCCGGATATAAGACCGGTAAAGAAGTTTTTATCTTTACTTCTATATGGGTCACCAACTCCTAAATAAAAATTAGGTTCTTCGGTTACATATTCTTTAAAGAAAGATGGCATTTTTTCAATACCTATTAATTTATTATTTAAGTAAAACTTTATTTGTTTTTTCTTAACATCCAATACAAACGCAATTTGAACCCATTGTTCATCCATTGGTTCGGAATTAATAGATATACATTGATTTGAATCTGTCCATGTTTCTACTTTATATCTTCTATCGGAAGTATAAGAAATACAAGTATCATAACCAGGAATAGAGAAGACTGAAAAATCATCTTTCTTTTTTGATGGGTCACAAAATATATTATTTGGTTGGAATGTAATTAAAATAGTTTGAGATTTTCTCCAATCAAATAGAGTATCATTTTGCAATGGCTGGATTGGTACACTTATAAATGCATCACCTGTAAATGAAAAATTATTCATTACTTTTAATGTAGATTTACCATAAGTTTTTTTATCTAATGGTAAATTGAATTTCTTACATCTAAATAATAAATCATCATCTTCAAATCCCCATCCCCAATATTCATTTGAATAACCATTTATTTTTTCAAATTGGTCCAATGGGAATATAGTAACACCTCCAAAATATTCATCAAAATGTAATGTTTCGATTTCATTTGTTTCATCTTTAACAAATGATGTTGCTAAATGAATAGGTCTAAATTCAAATGAATAATCAGCATCAATTGGAATCATATCCACATCATGAAATACAACATAATCACATTCTAACTTTTTAGCCTTTATAGCACCAATATTTAATAGCTTACCTCTATTAAAAGGTTTATCATCATATTGCTCAACAATTATCAATTCAAATTCAATTGATTTTTGTTCAAGATATGCAACAAATTCCCTTCTAAAAATATTTAGATGTTCTTCTCTATCTCTATATGGTACTATAACTCCTAATTTCATTAGTCAATTATTCTACGTGTTGGTCTTACAAATTCCGATTCCGTTTCTTCTTCATCTTCGATTACTTCCTCTTCATCTTTTTTATTTACTGCTGCTTGGTGGAATTCATATAAATAATATTGGATTCTCTCACTCCATTCTGTTTTATCTATATCTTCGAACCAATTTGTTAATGCATCCAATGATTTAGCAATCTTTTCCAAAGCCTTTACTTTTCTTTCTTCTAAAGGATTAGATTGTGATACTTCTTCTTGTTTTTTACTAGTTGCCATTTTGTTTATAATTTAATTTGATATATTTTAAAATTTTCTTTTTCCGTTCCTTGTTCATCCGTTTGTTTGAATTCGTTTTGAACTCTATACGTTGATGTTGATAATCCTATTTTTTTATAATAATTTTTTGTAGTTTGTACATCATCAAAATATATTTTTTTATTTTCTTCTAAATCACCATCACCCGACCATCTCCATATATTTTTAAAATCGTTCATTTTATCAACATCCAAACATTTAAACTTACCATATGGTTCTTCTGGAAAATTATAATCAAAGTTTAAATTTACCAATTCTGTTTTGGTGTTGTTATCTTTATTTGCTGATAAATCTCTTACATGCGATTCGTACAATCCCATATCAATATAAAAATCTTTATATTTTTTGGAGAATGGTATATCAATAATTGCTTTTTCTCTTGTTACAATGTTACCCGTTTCATTGATATAATTTTGTTTATATAAGTTTAAAATTTCAGAATCGGATAGTGCATAATCAAACATTAATATATTTGAAATCTTACCATAAAATTGGTTATTAAATGCTAAACTACCAATCCATAAATCCTTATCAGTATAATCAAACACATCACCTGAAAATGGTTTACTTGCTACGGGTATACCATCTATATATAACCATAGGAATTGCGAATCAAAATCAAATTTCATTGTTACTTTGACCCATCTTTCCAATAAATTAAAATTTTCATACCATACCTCACATACCTTACCATCACTATTCCACAACTGCAAATTAATTGCTTTGTTATCTTTAAAAAAGATACCAGAATTATATCCTTGCTTACCCAATATAAAACTATCTATATTTTTATCTCTATCAACATATAAAAACATATCAATTGTAAAACTATCCTGAAAAAGATACTTTGTATTTTTTACAGATTTAATCATACAAGATGTATATTTCTTATCGAAATTAAAATATGTTAAGTTTACTCTTTTAAGATTTGAAATTTCATTGATATCGAACAAATCATGCTCTCTATTCATATCAATATTAAAATACTTTTTATTAGTAACTAATTTTCTTTTATTTAATCTAAATAATAAATCAACATCTTCCATTCCTTCTCCCCAATATTCATCGGAATATCCGTTTATTTCTTCAAATGTTTGATGTGTAAATTTAATAGCACCTCCCATCCACTCTGCATATGGTTTTTTAAATCCAAATGCATCCACTACCGAAGATATGTGTTGTACTTTATCGGAGTAAGAATAATCACAATCATCTTCAACTGGTATAAAATATGGACTATGAAAAATAAAATAATCACATTCATCCTTTGCTATCTCATATCCACTATTGCATAAAGCACCATAATTAAATGGCTTTTTATCAACCTGTTCTATTACATAGATTTTGTGTGGTATTCCTTTATTAGTTAGGAAATATTCCATATGCCCGGTGAATTTATATAGCTTACTATATTCACCACGCCAAGGAACTATTAAACCTAATACTTTATCACTCATAATACAAATATAACAAATTTTTTTGAAATAACAAATTAAATTGACTGAATTATTTTAAACACTTTATCCCATTGTGAATATCCCCATACACCACATTCTTCAATCATAAATCTCTCATCATATATATCAATTTGAAAATTATTATTCTTTAAAGATTGATACATTTTTTCATATTCAGATGAATATGCAAATGGACTTTTTATATCAGCAACTGCTCTAATTCTATCTATACAAGTACTATCCCATTTAAAATGATTTACAATAACATTGTATCTATCAGTAGGTGCAATCAATGGGTGATTCCATCCTTGCCATTTCCAAGTAGTATATCCATCTATTTTTGCATAATGTTGACCAGGTGTTAGTTCAATATATCCTTTCATTATACAAATCTTATTAGGACATGCTCCACTTAAAGGATATCTAAAAAATCCTGCCAATGGAAATTGTTTGAATATATCCTCTTCATTATTTATTTCAGGGAAAGTTCCATCTATTCCTATTCTATCAACAAACCCACCTCTAACTAATTCCCATCCATTCAATTCACATTCTTCTGTTATAGAATCTATATCCTTTGAATATTCGTGAAATTCATCATCATCTGCAACAACCCACCAATCGTTAGGGTGTAACATTTTAGTTTTATTATATAATGAAGTTACAATTTCCCAATTATACTTTTCAGCAACTAATCTATCTACTATTTTTACATTTGGAAAATCTTTTGCAATAATTTCTACTTCATTATAGGTACTACTACCTTCCCATTCATATACAACAACATATATCTCATCTACTAAATTTTCATAATATGAAAAAAAATGTCGTAATGTATTTGTTCTACTACCGGTGACCGTAACTAATCTTGTCATTATTTTTTTCTTATCAACGTTAATCCAGTTGAAGCTGGTTTATTTTTTACGATACCAAAATTAAACAAATCAAATACTTGCCATTTTTCTGTATCTATTTCTTTTGCTAATTTAATAGGCCCTGTCCAATCATCGTGGTCACCTCTATCTTTTACTTCATTTGTAACTATGTATTTATCCGCATAGTTAGGGTCGGTATCGTGAATTGATATAATACCATTTTCACTCATTAATTGAGAATACAATTCAAAATCTTCTTTTACATTTTCATATGAATGACCGGCATCTATATGTAAGTAATCAATCTTAATATCGTTTAAGACAAAGAAATTATGAAATGCATTTGCAGTTGTATCATTTATAATTCTCGGCCAAAATGTTCTTCTAAAAAATGATTCTTCTTTAAACCAATTTACGTTTCCACCTATACCATTCATAGCATCAACTACATAAGTTGTTCCGATATCACCCCAATTATAATCACCATTACCTTCAAATATATTTTGAGAATGTAAATCAATTCTAGCTTGCGTCATTATTCTCGGAATAAATCCTCCACCACTACCCAAACATACACACACCTTTGCTCGCATATACTGAATAAGTGAGTATACAATTAATCCATCTCCTAAGTGGTCATCCGTTGCTCCATGTGACCAACGATATGGAACATCTTTTAAAACTTCTTCACCAACTTCATTGTATTCTAAATTGTTGCTGATATAATTCTTAATGTAATCTTTATTTGTTATCATTTAATATGTTTATAATTTTACCAATCCATTTTTCTTTAATAGTAAACTTTTGCAAAAACAATTTTAAATTATAAAATTCTTTTTCTTTTTCTTCTATCGAATCTAATTTTATTATTTCATAAACATTATCAAATTCGGCTTTTGTACTTGCTCTATATTTGTACTCAAATTCAGTACACCAATCTGTATGTAGTATTGGTAACTTACCATTATCTACTGCATTAAAAATAGAATATCCAAACGGCTCATTTGTATAGCAAGCATGGAATATAGAGAAGTCTAAATTAAAGAATTTTTCGTGATTTTCCAAATTATATGGGTACATTTTTATTTTTTTAGAATCTATCTTAAAATATTCCCTATAATTTTCCCAATCCATTTTATTCGTACATATCAATGCTTTTTTACCCGATAGGTAGTGTGGTGCTTTTCTTGTTTCTATTCTTGCTGCATATCCTATTGTATCATTAATATATTCAAATGGTTTGTTTTTTGTAAATTCATAATAATTTGGAATACGAATACATTTATTTTTAAAATCCGTTTCAACTAAACCATCGTTACATCCAATCCAAATAATTTTTTTACATTCCTTTAATACATCTTGTTCCCATTGTAAATCCATTTTAGTTGGTAAATAAATTTTATCTAATCCTAATTCTATATTTGTGTTTATTATTTCTTGAATATAGGCATGACAAAAGTAGGTGTGGAATTTATCTTTATATTTCCACAATTTACGTCTTTCAAAGTAATTGTTATGAAGAAAATGTATTCTAGTTGCTTTTTGTAAAACCAAATCAACTATTCGTTCATCATCATTTGTAATGATATGCTTTATAGGAATACTTTTTGGGTCAAATCCCAAAGGTAATTTATTATCAATATACAGAACAACATCTGAATTTAAATATGGTACTACCTCTTTTAAAAAAATGTTTACCCAAATATCACTGCCACCTAACGGAATATTACCCGCTCCGGTTGTAACTAATACATCTAACATAACCTTTTATTTTTTATATTGAACCCGTGATATATACCATCCTTTCAGATAAAGTTGAATCTAAATAATCAGATTTAAATTTCTCTGGTTTATATTTTCCATTTCTATCATATAAAGGACTTTTTAATATCTCACTATCGTTTCTTTCTGCAATAACCGTCCAATCAATTGATGCAGTTGAGTTTTGATTTTCAGATATAACATATACACTACCACTTTCTACATTTCCTTTTACTCTATCAAATGATTCATTATTTTGTAGGAACAATTGTGCATTTTTAGTTAATAATTCAAATGTACCAGTTGTCATATTTGATTCCGAATCTATACTTGCACTACCTATCCCATTTGATAATTCAATAATACCTCTATAAATTAAATCTGCTCTTGGTGATTCCGTTGCAGTATGAAATAACCATTTATTTTCATTTATAGGATGCTGTATTTTAAATTGTTTACTATTTGCACTTAATCCAGATGTTATGTTTAATGAACCTATAATTTGAGATTTTCCTTTTACTATAAAAAAGTTTGATGAATCTCCCGATGAACCCGATGGTAAAGATGCATTCATATAGTTTCTAACACCCTGATACACCTGCAATCCACCTGGTGAGAATACCGAATAACCATTTGCTACTCTACCAAATTTTACAAAAATATCAGTAGCTGGTCTATAAATTCTAATTTCACTATCAACATTGCCACCATCCGCTTGTGCATACCAACTTTGATTAAGTTCTATTCTATACCAGTTTGCGTTACCAGGTGTATTTATACCACCCTGACCTGCTGCCGGGATGGTTGCTCCGAATACCTCACTTCTATCTATATTTTGACTCGTATCCCATTGATAATATCTATATTCTTTATATGCAACCAATACTTCCTTTGTACCATATGCAGTATCTTGGTTGGTTTGATTTACTGCGTCGGTTGCTGTTGGATATTTTCTAACTCTTAATGTACAATTCCAATAACCATATACTTGGTCTGATGAACCGAATCCGGATACCCCATATATTATATTACTAATATTTGGAAAATTTTCCGATTCTATAAATATTTCCTCGTTTGCATATTGTAAACCAACGATACCCCATCCATATCCATAATTATAACCACCACCATCTCCCAACACAAATCCGGTGTCACCATATTCATATGATGGGTCATCACTACCATATACTTGTGCTACTAGTTGCCCAGAATTTGACCAATTTATAGAACCAGTATCAGATACCGCGATTGTAGGAATATCGGTAGATGCATCTATTATAACTCTATCAATACTATCCACCGAATTTGCTTCCGTAATTGCAATTCTTTGTGAGTTAGATGCCAATCTCAATGTATAAGCTCCCGTTGTTTTATATAAACCGCTAGTATCCATATTCCAACCAGCGATTGAACCAGTATCAAATCTAGCATCTTTACCACTAAATTGTAATGATGAAACTTTACTTGCATTTATTTGATTTGCTTGGATATTATTTGCAGTAATCGCATCTGTTGCTATTTTACCTGCTATAATTGCGCCCGCTTGTATTTTACCCGCGGTAATTGCATCGGTTTGAATGTTACCCGCTACAATGGCATCAGTTGCTATTTTACCGGCAGTAATTGCTCCCGCTTGAATATTACCAGCAACAATTGCATCAGTTGCTATTTT